TTCGCTGGTTTCATCAAGCGGCCAGCGCCGGATTCGGGGCAGACGCCCCGCGATCCAGTCACCGGCGCGTTGCTGGATCTGGATCGCGACGGCTTCACCCCGATGGTCGCGCTCGAACCCGGCACGATGCAGGAGCTGGGGGCAGGAGAGGAGGTTGAGTTCTCCAAACCACCAGACGCAGGCAACAACTACCCGGACTTCATGCGGCAGCAATTGATGGCTGCAGCAGCGGGATCGGGCACGCCTTACGAGATCCTCACCGGCGACATGCGCGGCATCAACGATCGAGCGCTCCGCGTGGTGCTCAACGAATTTCGGCGCCGCTTGGAACAACTGCAGTTCAGCGTGTACGTGCATCAACTCTGCCGGCCGGTACGGGCTGCGTGGATGGACATGGCGGTGCTGTCGGGTGTCCTGGTGCTGGACGATTACGCACAGAAACGCCGCGATTATCTGCGTACCCGATGGGTGCCACAAGGTTGGGCCTACATCCAACCGGTGCAGGACGTGCAGGCACGGCGGATGGAAGTTCAGGCCGGTTTTTCTTCGCGCAGCGAAATGGTGCTGCGCACCGGATACGACGCCGAAACGGTCGATCTGGAAAACGCCGCCGATCTGGCGCGGGCCACAAAACTGGGCCTCAACTACAACACCCTGGATGCCGTCGAAGACAACGACGACAAGGAGCAACCATGAGCAAACAAGCGCGACCGCGCATTTACAACCGCGCCGGCAAACGCGTCGAGGTTCAGGACAAGACCTGGTACGCCGTGCATGCCAGCGGCGAGGCCACCGAGCGAGTGATCGAAGTTTTCGTCTATGGCGAGATCGGCGGCTGGGGCATCACTGCCAATCAGTTCGTGCAGGATCTGCGCGCCATGGATGACGGTGTGTCACCGGTGGTGGCCGCGTTCAACAGCATCGGTGGCGACCTGTTCGACGGTCTGGCCATGCACAACGCACTGTCGCGCTTGGGCGAACGTTGCACCGGGCGGATCGATGCGCTGGCAGCGAGTGCGGCCAGTGTGGCCGTGTGCGGTGCTCACCGGGTGGTGATCGCCTCCAACGCGATGTTGATGATCCACAACCCATGGACTTACGCCGCCGGTGATGCGGACAACTTTCGCAAGGTTGCCGACGTTCTTGACCAGACTATGGAAGCGATCATTGCGGCGTACAAAGCCAAGGCGTCTGACATCGATGAAGTCGAGTTGCGGCGCCTGGTGGCTGCTGAAACCTGGCTGACCGCCAACGAAGCGGTGGCACTGGGGCTTGCCGATGAAGTCGGTGACGGCGTAAAGGTCAAAGCCTGCCTCGGTCAAGGAGCGGTGCTGCAACGATTCCAGAACGCACCGGCCGAATTGCTGGCCCAGCTCGACGAGCCAGCCGAACCGGATCTGGAGCTTGAACCTTTAGATCCGCCGCTGGTGCCGCCGGTGATCGACTCGGCCAAATTGGCACTGTTGATCACTCAGCGCTGCACGGCGGCGGGCATCAGTAACTTGGTCGAGCCGCTGCTCAGTTCAACCCAGCTCGAAAGCGAAGAAATCATTCTGGCTGGACTGGCACGTGCGAAGGCAGTGAACGACCTCTGCGTGGCCGCACGACTGCCGGAATTCAGCGCCGAGTATGTCGCCGCAGGTCTGGATGCGGCGGCGGTGCGGGCACGGCTGTTCGACAAGATTGTCACCAGCGGTAAAGGCTTCGAAATCGACAACAGTCTGCCGTTGGCGGACGACCCAGCGCCCAAGGTGCTGGCCAAACAACCTGATCCCAACTCGATTTGGGCTGCTCGACAAGCGGCTCAAACTGGAACCGCGCATGGCGCGAAAGGAGCACGAGCATGACCATCAAACGGGAACCGATGCACGCGGGTGAATTCCTGCTGTCCGAGGGCGCCGGCACCATTTCGCGTGAAGCGATAAATGTCGCGGCTGGCCCAGCATTGTGGCCGGGACAAATTCTCGGGCTGGTGACCGCCTCCGGAGAATTCGCACCGTACACCCCAACGGCTGAGGACGGCACTGAAAACGCTGTCGCCATTCTGTACGGCCCGCTCGGCGAATCCGACGTGGTGCGTCGAGGACGCGCAGTGGTGCGGTTGGCTGAGGTCAGTGAAGTTCATTTGACCGGCCTCGATCTGGCTGCCGAGAAAGCTTTGGCTGCACATTCGCTAATCGTCCGCTAAGACGTTCCCTTCCTTCTATTTGCATCCCGCCGCGTGCGGGATTTTTCGTTTCTGGAGAGTACTCATGGCCGATATCGCCATTTTTGATGACGAGGCGTTTACCGTTACTTCGCTGACCGCTGCACTCAATGATCAGCCCTACTTGCCGGGTCGCATCAGCGCGTTGGGCCTGTTCCGCGAGGAAGGCATTACCACGCTGACCGTACAGATCGAAAAGGACGGTGACACTCTGGCGCTGGTGCCTGCTGGCGAGCGCGGTGGTTCCGGTCTGGTGGTTGCTGCCAGCAAGCGCACTTTGATCCCGTTCAACACTGTGCATCTGCCTGAGCGCTTCACAATCAAGGCGGATGAGATTCAGGGCATTCGTGCCTTCGGTACTCGCACCGAACTGCAAGCGGTGCAGGATGTAGTCAATACGCGGCTGGCCAAGGCGCGCCGCCAGTTGGATGCCACTCATGAATTCCAGCGAATGGGCGCGCTCAATGGGCAGATTCTCGATGCTGATGGCAAGACTGTATTGCTAAATCTCTATGACCGCTTCGGTGTGGAGCGTCAGACGCTATCTATGGGGTTGACTGATCCAAGTACGAAGGTTCGAGTTAAATGTATCGAAGCGCTCGATATGCAAGAGGACGCATTGGGCAGCGTGACCAGCACCGGCGCGCGGGCTTTCTGCGGCAAGAATTTCTGGAACAAGCTCGTTGTTCATAAGTCGGTTGAGGAGACTTATCTCAACAGCCAACAAGCCGCGTCGTTGCGCGGTGACGCCCGGGAGAGCTTCGAACTCGGGGGCATCGTTTGGGAACGTTATCGCGGCAAAGTTGCTGGAGTGTCTTTTGTCCACGACGACCAGGCGCTGCTGGTTCCCGAAGGTGTGCCCGATTTGTACATCTCGGCGTTTGCGCCTGCCGACTACATGGAGACGGTCAACACCCAGGGCATTCCTTACTACAGCAAAATCGAGCCGATGCAGTTCGGCAAAGGCATGGCCGGTGAGGCTCAGTCCAACCCGCTGCACCTGTGTACTCGACCGCGCGCCCAGATCCTGCTGGAACTTTGACCATGGGCTTTCGCGATCTTGTCGCCGACGTCGACGCGGTGGTGTTCGAAACGCTGGGCGATACGGCGCGGATCGAGGGTCGCGAAGAGCCAGTGTTCGGCATGTTCGCTGCGCCTTGGCTGCAACCCAAGTTCGGCAAGCTCAGCACCGGGTTGCGCGAGCCGCGCTTTGAGATTCGCGTAAGCGATTCGCAAGGTCTGCAGCAGGGCCTGCTGGTCAGCGTCGACTTGCCTGCTTTGGATGGCGGCGGTGACTACGATCTGCTTCAACTGGAGCCAAGCGGTGACGGCTTGGTCGCCTTGATTCTGAGGTTACGGCCATGAGCGTAGGCAGCTATTTCAAACCCTCGGCCGGGGGTGGGATGATCTCTATCCAGTCCTCGGCCCCAGATTTTCAGGCGTTCCAGGACTTTGCCAAGTTGGTGCCGAAAGCGGCTGCTGCGGCGCATCGGCGCGCGATCAACAAAACGTTGGGAAGGTTGCGCACGCACATCGCCCGAGCAGTCGGCCGGTCAGAGCGCATTGCCGTAGCAGCGGTGCGTCAGCGGTTGCGCAGCTATCCAGTTTCCGGCGCGGCTGCGAGCGGCAAACTGTGGTTCGGTTTGAACGCCATCGAGTCCAGCCGGATCGGCCGGGCGCGGCAGACCGGCAGCGGCGTATCAGTGGCGGGGCGGCGTTACCAAGGCGCCTTTCTCAAGAAAGTCTACGGCAACAAACCCGACATCTGGATCCGCACAGCCAGCAAGCATTTCAATGGGGACGACTTCCCCGACAGCACGGTCACCCCCGGTCGCGGGGCGAGTTCGGGCTGGGTTGCCGAAAACGGCAGTCGTTTCCCGCTGGCCAAGGCCAAAGTATCGCTGGAACAGGCCCGGCCGCATTTCGACAGCTGGGTCAAAAAAGCAGATGAGATCCTGTTGGCGATTCTCAAACAAGAACTCAACTTTGAGCTGCAGAAATACCTCAAGAGGATCGGCAATGTCTGAGGAACCGTTCAGCCTGGATCAGCTTTATCGGGCGGTAGAACAGCATCTGCGTACCCACTTGCCCGGCGTGCAGGCCGTCACAACCTGGCCAGACATTAAGGATCGCGTGTTGCTGCCGGCGGTGTTTCTGGAGGTGGCCGAGATTGAGCCGGGTACCGATATCGGCACCGGCGAAACCTCGCTGGTTTGCAAGTTCGAGGCTCGGATCATTGTTGACCCGATCAAGCCGCACCATCACCAACAGGCCGTGCAATTGGCGACCCAGTTGGCGGTGCTGCTGCGTTCGCAGACGTGGGGGTTGGAAGTTGAACCCGCCGAGTTTGTGCAATCGCTGCAGGACTGGACGCAGCCTCATCTGGATGGATACACCGTGTGGCTGGTGGAGTGGACTCAGCAAGTCTATCTCGGCCCGCAGGAATGGCTTTGGCCTGATGAGCCGCCGGGCATGTTGCTCATTGGATTCAACAACGACGCCAAAGAGGACTTTGTCCCTGCGGAGGATATGTGAGTGGCTACGCGAGTGCCCAGCACGACCGCATGCTCGCTGGGGCGGTCAAGGCTTGCTATGTGGTTGCGGTGGATCTTGCTGCTTCACCGCCGGCGTGCCGGGTGTCTGATGGCGAATGGGTTAGCGCTTGGGTGCGCTGGCACAGCATCGCTGCCGGTAAGGCCAGACATTGGCGGGCGCCGTCCATGGGCGAGCAGGGCAGTTTGATCAGTCCCAGCGGCGACGTGTCGCAAGGCACGTTTGTCCCGGGCCTGTATGGCAATGCCGGCCCGCCGCCAGATAATCGCGACCACGTCGAGGTCTGGCGTTTCGATGATGGAGGCTCGCTGGTCTACGACTGGCAGGCCAAGAGTTACAGCATCACGCTGCCGAGCGGGACGGTCACTATCAAAGTGGCCAGCACAGAAGCGGTTGTAACCGATAGCGCGGTGAACGTAACCACCGGCAATATCAATCTGAAAGCGGCGGTGATGATCGACGGCGCGCTACACGTTACCAAGGGCATCACCAGCGCCGGCGCGATCATTGATGCCACCGGCAACAGCAATCACCACACGCATTAATTTCAACTCACCACAGCCCGCCCAGTGCGGGCTTTTTCATGCCTGGAGAAATACATGGCCAAGATCGATACGACCGCCACTGAGGTGCAAGCGTCCTCGGAACCGGCAATTGCGTCCTCAGCGTTCTCATCGCAAGAATTCTTGAAATTCCGCGACAAGCTCTACACGTCGCGACAATTGATCGTGCCCGGTACTGACCGTTCCTATCCGGTCGAGAAGGCGACGGTCGTTGTGCCGGTCTCTGACTTCGAGGCGGTCAAGTTCCTGAAAGCCAGCGAAGAATACGAGCCGTTCAAGGAGTGACGTAGATGATCGGAATGGATCGCCACACCGGCCTACCCATATCCGGCATCGAGCACCTGCGCCAATCCATTGCCGACATCTTGAGCACGCCGCTGGGCAGTCGTCGGCACCGTATGGAGTACGGCAGCAAGCTGCGGCGGTTTGTCGATTTGCCCGTTAACGAGGGCTGGAAAAGCGCCGTACAGGCTGAGGTTGCCCGCGCCCTTGGACGTTGGGAACCGCGTTTGAAGCTCGACCAAGTGCGCGTCATTTCCGTCATTGGCGGGCAAATCAATCTGCTAATCGTCGGGAAGTACCTGGGCGACAGCGTCACGTTGGAGGTGGCCGCATGAGTACCGTTGATCTGTCGTCGTTGCCGGCGCCGACCGTGTTGGAGCCTCTGGACTTCGAAGAGGTTTATCAGGACGGGCTGGGCGTGTTTCGCGGATACATGGGTGGCAACTGGACGGCCGCGCTCGAAAGTGATCCTGTGGTCAAGACGCTTGAGGTCGGGGCTTATATCAAGGTCGGCAACCGTGCCCGGGTCAATGACGCCGGCAAGGCGCTGCTGCTGGCACACGCCATTCGTGGCGACCTCGATCACTTGGGGGCCAACGTCAATCTCAAGCGCCTGGTTATTCAGGCCGAGGATCTGCTGGCGGTGCCGCCGGTGCCCAAGGTCATGGAAGACGACGACCCGTTTCGCGAACGCATTCAGCTGGCCTATGAGGGCTTGACCACAGCCGGCCCACGTAACAGCTACATCCTGCATGCGCGTAACGCCTCGGGGTTGGTAGCAGACGCGACGGCCGAAAGCCCGAAGCCTTGCTACGTTACGGTAACGGTGCTGGGGCTGGAGGGGGAAGGCGAAGCGCCGCCGGATCTGCTGGCGACGGTGGCCGCTGCGTTGAATGACGATGACGTGCGCCCGGTTGGTGACCGGGTGACCGTGCAGAGTGCGCAGGTGATCCGCTACGAGATCGACGCCATCTTGCATATGGCCGGCGCCGGCCCGGAAGCAGATGCCAGTTTGGCCGAAGCGAAAAGCCGATTGGCCGGTTGGATCAATCCACGCAAGCGGCTGGGCGTCGAGGTCGCACGCTCCGCTGTTGACGCTCAGTTGCACGTTGCCGGCGTTGCCCG